TGATTTCCATTGCAATATCACTATAATGTGAATAAGTGTTTGGAGCTTGATGATCAGCCCATATACCCCAATATTCTGTAAATGGTGATATGTATTTTTGATCAAATAAAAACTGTGCTACATTTCTTTTATTATAAAAATATTTATAAACAAACTCTGCTAACTCTTTTGATATTGCATTTTTTAAAACACTATATTTATTTTTTTTAAACGACATTTAATACTCCTTTTGGTATTGCTTGACAGTTAAAATGTATAAATCTAAAGGGTTCATAACCCATATCAACAATATATTGATGTGGCATGTATGATGGAAAAAACATCAAACGACCTGGCATAACTTTATAATGCACTTGTGAAGTTGCATAAGTTATCTTTGATTTATCTTTTTCTGGTAAAAGATTCATAACATTACCTGGTCTTGGATCATCAAATACCGGCATTGAGGTTGTTTCTGAAGCTTTTAAAAAATAAAAGCCTGATATATGTCCATTCCAATGTGTATGTAAAGTATGGTGTCCACCACCTTTTTTAGCAAACTCTTGTACCCATAATTCTGTAGTAAATAATTGATATCCGGACATATCAAAACCCATTTCATCTAATAAGTTATGTGCCGTGGCACCTATGTAATCTTGTAGTTGTTTAAATTTAGGGTCGCCTATTAAAGATGTTGAATGAAAAACATGGCCCATATCACCTTTGTTACCAAACTTTTTATTTCTTTTATTAATATCATTTTTTAAATTGTTTTTTGCTGCTTCAATATATGGATCAGATGCTTTATTTAATTTATCAACAAAACTAGATTCGTCGGCGTACCATATAGGACACTTAAAATATTCTTCTAAAATTAATTGTTTTGGAAAACTTAATTCAGTTTTCTTTTGTTTTCGTTGTTTTTGTTTTAACTTTTTATTTTTCATTTATACGGCCATCCTAAATTCCATATTACTAAACTATGTCTTGTTCCTTTTTTAACTGGACATACTCTATGCCAAACAAAGCCAGGAAATACTACTAAAGATCCTTTAGGTAATATTTCGGTGCACTTTCTAATATTAGGTTTTTTATCTGGGTCTAAATTTCTAAAATCAAACTCCAGCTCACCACCTTTATAATCTTTTGGATCTGATAATGTAACTGTTACTGATAGCTTTCTAATTTTACCGTGTGATGGATCTCCTTGTTGTCTTTGATAAGGTTGGTCCCAACCATCACAATGCCAATCATAAAATTGACCTTTAGTATATTTTGTAAATTGACAAGACTCAGAAAAATCCCATTGAAAATTCCAACCTGCATTTGCATTTGCTTGATTAACATAAGGTTGTATTTCTTTATATATCCATCTATCAGACATCCAAACAATATTAGAATCTCTTTTTTGTTTTAAATCTTTTATTTCTTTTTGATTTAATTTTTTATTACTAAAACCACCAGTTACTGCTATTTGATCTTGTAATTGTTTTCCATAACGAACAATATCATCACATATACGAGGAGGTATAGCTGATTGAAAATACCAATAATAGTTTGTAAGGTTCATATATCTTTATGAACTTAATATAACATTTATTAAGTGACTGTCAATGTTCCTGAAACTGTAAATGTAGCTATCTTGTCACCGCCAGGGTGAGTTGCTGTTGAGTTTGTTCCAGGAGATACTGAAAAAGTTCTATCACTTGGGGCTCTTATTATGACAACTCCTGATCCCCCTGCTTTTCCATCGGCTGCACAAGGAACGTTAGCAGTAGGATTTGAACTAGCTCCACCTCCACCACCACCGCCAGTGTTAGCAGTTCCAGCAGCAGATTTACATGAGTTACATCCAGCTCCTCCACCTTTTCCACCACCACCGCCACCAGGGTGTGCAGGTCCACCAGCTCTAGCTGAACCAGCTCCTCCACCACCACCACCAGCGTAAGTTACACAAGATCCATTTATATTATTAGGCGCTCCTGCCCCTCCAACTCCTCCAGTTGGAACTCCTTGACTTCCAGCACCACCGGCTCCACCACCTCCACCAGCTGCTTCATTGTAACTACCTGGATTTACTGAAGCTGCTCCTGAATTACCTTGAGGAGGACTTACAGGAGGTGTATTACCTGCTCCAGCTGATCCTGTGTTAGCAGATCCTCCAGCACCAGATCCTCCAGCATTTCCATTACCTGGATAACCTTGTGAAGCACCTCCACCTGTTGATGTTATTTTTGTAGTTCCTTCAGAACCACACACATTAAATATTGAATTACTTCCATTGACACCATGTTGTGGTTGCGGAGATGGACCATCTTGTCCACCAGCACCACCCCCACCAATTGTTACAGTATAACTTTCACCACCCTCTAGATTTGAAAAAGGTAATGCACTTCCTTGTAAAGGTGAAGGACCATAACCAGATGCACGATACCCTCCAGCTCCACCACCACCTCCGATGTCTCCAGCTGCACCTCCACCACCTGCTATAACTAAATAATTTAAACTATATGATATTAATTTTTTAGGCCATGTTCCATCATTAAGTTCTTGCATTTGACTTTGCAATGACCACACACCACTTGCTTTGTTTAATTCTTTTACTATTACGACCCCTGAACCACCATTGGCTGCATTAGCCGCCGAAGCTCTGCCAGCTCCTCCACCACCACCGCCAGTGTTTGCAGTCCCTGCGGTTCCATCTGTAGCAGATGCAGTTCTACCACCAGTTCCTCCACCACCAGCTCCACCAGCTCCACCACAAGTATTTCCACCTCCACCGCCACCGCCGGCATAAGTTACACAAGATCCTGAAATTGAATTTGCAGTTCCAGCACCACCTGCTCCACCATTAGCATTAGGAGTATTAGCTGATGCAGTTCCAGCTGCATTAGCACCACCACCGCCACCACCAGCGTAGTTTTGAGTAGATGAACTTGTTGGTCCACCTGCATTTCCTTGTGGGCCACCACTACCACCAGATCCTGGAGTTAAAGGTCCATCACTTGATCCACCTCCACCACCTGAACCTAAAGGTGCATCAGCTCCATTTAATTCACTTGCGGACGGGGCTGGTTCAGTTCCACCACCTCCGCCTCCTAATCCTGCAGTATAAGTTGTACACCCAATAACTAGAGTTGAATTATTTCCACTACCACCACGTTGTCCTGGATTTGCGTTTGCAGGAACTGTTCCTCCAGCTCCAATAGTTGCTGGATAAGCAGTATTACCACAAACGGATAAATCTGTTTGACTTAAATAACCACCAGCTCCACCACCACCAGCGCCTCCATCAAAAGTACCATCAGCATTTCTACCACCAGCTCCACCACCACCAACTAGTAATGCATCAACAATTCTAGTTCCTGGTTGTGTTGTAATATTTCCTGTAGATGTTTTGGATGTAACCGTGCACTTCCCAAAAGAAGTTTTATTTATTCTACCGAGTATGCCGCCATTTGATCTGGCCATTTGAGTCTCCTATTCGGACACCCAAGCTGTGCCATTCCAATTATACTTGGTAGGTGTTTCCGATGTGTCGTTTGATTTTATTGCTTCCCAACCTGTTGTGTTGTCAGCGTTGTATTTTGTTTCGTTCCACGAAATTATGTATCTAACATCACCGTCTTCTGTAACTGTTGGATAAGTTATCGGTGCTTGCCAATCATCATTAGAATCTAATGACCATGAAGCATGAGGTTGTTTATCTAAAAATTTATTTTTTACAGGATCATAAACCATTCCAATACCTGCATATTGTTTTCTAAAATTATGGTTGTAAGAAGTTTGTTTCCAAGTGCCACCTTTAAAAAAATTTATACACCATGTTTCTCCATCAACATGTTCATCTGAAGGAACACAATCATTCCCTACTACAACAACTCTTTGTACTACTTGATGTGAATCTGACGTAAATCCTGTAGGATCTGTCATTGCTTTTAATTCTGCGAAATGTGCCATATTATTTTACTCCTTAAAAATATATTTATATTAAAATTTTAACTTATTGTCAATGTACCTGAAGCTGTAAACTTAGCTAATTTATCGCCGCCAGGGTGAGTTGAAATTGTTGCTGACGGACCTGGACTAGCACTAAACGCAATTTCACTAGGTCCTCTAACTATGACAATTCCTGATCCACCATTTCCACCAGATCCATTAACAAAACAATATTGTGTTCCTCCACCTCCACCACCAGTGTTAACTGTTCCTGGATTACCAAAACCTGGAGTACATGCGCTTTTAGCGTTTCCTCCACCTCCAGCTCCACCTGAACCTGCTGTTCCATCAGAACCTCCACCACCACCACCAGCGTATGTTGTTGCTGGTCCTAAAATAGTATTTGGTGCCCCTGCACCACCGACTCCAGCTGAGTTTGATGGCGTTCCATTACCATTGCTTCCCGCAGCAGTTGCTCCACCTCCACCACCTGAAGCACCTTTACCTGCAGATTGAGCAGATCCTCCAGGATTACCTTGAGGGGGACTTACAGAAGGTGTATTACCTGCTGCTCCACATCTTGTTGATGGATTAGGTAAATTAGAAAGTCCAGCTCCACCTCCAGAACCACCTGCAATAGCAACTCCACACGGTGCACCAGCACCTCCACCACCACCAGCACCTCCACCACCGGCTGATGTTATAGAATCAAATACTGAATCACTTCCAGAACCTCCTTTTGATGGTCCGGGTCCTGCCCCAGCTGCATTTCCTCCAGCTCCTACTGTAATTGCATAACAACCTTTACTAAGAGATAATGAACTTCCTTGTAATGGGGATGGTCCATATCCAGAAGCTCTATAACCTCCGGCACCACCTCCACCTCCTCTATCTTGTCCACCACCAGCTCCACCTCCAGCAACTACTAAATAATCCATAGAAAATTCTCTTACAGGCCATGTGCCTTCTTTAACATATTCATAAACAGTGTTCATTTGCCAAACACCTGGGGAACTTTTTACTTTTGCAGGTTCTTTTACTATAACTCTTCCTGGTGCTCCAGAGGCACCATTTGAACCACCACCGCCTGTGTTAGCTGTACTAGATCCTCCTGGCGCACTACCTCCACCACCTGGTCCACCTGTACCTGCGTTATCTCCATTACCACCACCACCGCCAGCGTAAACTCCGTTTGTTGGTCCATAATAAGGTTGGGGTGCTGCTGCAAATAAAGGAACTACACTTGATCCACAACCACCATCTCCTGAACAAGGATTATGAGGTATGCATCCATTTTTTCCTGCAGCTCCTGCTCCACCGCCACCACCTTGTTGACCAGATACTCCTGGTGAGTGTTGTCCAAAACCTCCTGCATTACCTTGACCGCAAGTTCCTGATCCACCTGCATTAGCATTCGGTCCAGTTTCAGGATTAGTAGAAGAACTTCCTCCACCACCACCAGATCCACCTGGACTACCAGCGTCTCCTGAAGGTCCCCCTCCATTACCACCAGCTCCACCAGCTATTGCTGTTACAGTTGATCCACCTGCAAAAACTGAATTATTTCCATTAGCGCCTGCACTTCCTCCACCACCAATAGTAACACAATATGCTGTGCCTCCTGCAACGGGAACTGAAGTGCATGTTAATAAACCACCGGCTCCACCTCCACCGGCATAACTTGTATTAGGTCCAGCTCCACCACCGCCACCACCTGCTATAACTGCTACTGTAACACTTGTAGTTTGTGGTTGAGTTGTGAATGTACCTGTTGCTGTGATACCAGTAATTTTTTCTGCTTGTGCAGGATTTACTGTGTTGGGTGGTCCAATTATTCCGCCATTGCCAGCCATAATTTAAACCTCCTACGCGTCGTTTATAACTTCATAAGATACAAATAAATCTAGATCTGAAGCAGCGCTTGCTCCGCCTTTTAATATGTCACCTTCCATAAGATAGATAGGTGTATCGACCAAAACTAACGTTGCGTCAGCTGGTACTGAAACTGTTTTTGCTAAATATACTGTTGAGTCTGCTCCAGTAGTTGTAACTCCTGTTGTACCAGATCCCATTCCGTCTACAAACAAACTTACGTCTGCTGCATTTGTTCCGTCAACGTTTGCTACTGTTATTCTATTTACTTTTACCACCACATCTGCAGCCACTGTCATTAATGTGTCAGTTGCTGATGAACTTAAATTCCATCCAGCGTTTCCGCCTAAGATTGATGTTACTGCTACTATATTTGGGTTTGCCATAATTTAATCCTTTTATCCAAAAACAATTGCCATTGCAATAGCTTTTCCTGTTGTTATACCGAAAGTTGATGTTGATGTAAACCCTAAAGTTCCTGAGCCATCTGTTGTTACTAAAGCTTGAGAAGCAGAGCCTACAGCTGCTGGAAGCGTCATTGTGTAAGAAGTTGCTGTGCCAGCTGATTTTAGACCTACATACTCTCCACCTGTAGTATCTTGAAGTCTTAGTTCTTTTTGAGAACCTATGTTTAACCCTGTTGATGCATTCCAAATAAAGTTTGAATCTCCACCAAAAGCTCCTGAATTATTAAATTGTACTTGTGTATCGGAACCACCAGGAGTTGCCACAGTATCAATTTCAATTTCGTAAACACCTGTGTTAGTTGCAACACCATCTACATAAATTACTTTCCAACCTTTATTGCCTGTTGCCCAAGTAACGGTTGCACCTGAACCAGATATTGCTTTTAATTGAACTGTGTATGAACCTGATGTGTTGTTTTTAATAAAATAAAAATTTTCTGTAAGAAGAGGAACTGTTATAATTCTGTTTCCACTAATTGTTCCTGTAAATTCTATAACTCTGTTTTGTGCTTGACCTGTTAACGCGCCATCTTCAATTGTCATGTTTTGAGTGCCAGCACCACCTGCAATAGATAAAGATAAATATCCACCCGTAAGTTGTTCTATAAGATTTAAGTTTGCGTTAGTTTTTGTCCCCCATGTACCGGCGTTTTCACCAGTTGCCATTAGTTCTAAACCAAGATCTGAGTATGTTGAAGCCATATTTTTTTCTCCTAAGCCACGTGCGTTACGTCTGTATACGATGTATTTCCTGTTACGTCAACATCAGAATAACTTGCACTATTTGTTTTATTAACATCACTATAACTTGTATTTCCAGTAATATCAATATCTTGATATGCTAATGGAGAGACACTTCCAACTGTAGCAGTAACTTCTACTCCAGTTAGTCCTACTGTATCTTCAGGTGTAATACTACCTGTTGCGGAAGTTACAGAAACTCCTGTTAATGGAACACCAATTTCTACAGTTAAAGAACCGATACTTGCCGTTGCTTGTTGGCCACTTGGTATTTGAGAAATTTGTTCTTGTAAAAGACCCACAGCAGAAGTTGCTTCTACTCCTACTAGACCTACCTCTACTGCATCAAGGACTATACCTCCGACTGTAGAAGTCATTCCCACACCTGTTAATCCAACAGTAGCCTGTGTTATTAAAGGAGTGCCAACGTTAGATGTAACCGATACCCCTGTTGGTACAATTACACAATCTATAATAGGTGTTAGACTACCGACAGTAGCGGTAGCTGATACTCCAGTTACTGATATAAGTTCTTCTGGTAAAGCTGTTAATGATCCAACACTAGATGTTGTACTTAATCCTGATGGTTGAACTAATTTATTAAATGAATCTCCATAAGGTTCTTCACCCCAACCATTTCTACCCCAACCAACTAACGTACCTGCATTATCAAAATCTCCAAGTTCTGTTGTTGCTTGTTGACCTGTTGGAAGTACAATTGATGTTAAATCTAAAGTAGGTGTGCCTAAACTAGATGTAGTTGAAAGTCCTGTTAATGGGACTGCAATTTCTGTAGTAATAGAACCAATAGAAGTTGTTGCTTGTTGACCTGTTGGTTGTACAGAATATTCTACACCCCAACCAGAATTACCCCACTCTTGTCTACCCCAACCTTGTAAATTAAATGCTTCTACAGAACCTACACTAGATGTAATTGATAGACCTGTTATTGCAACATCAATAGAGTCTTGGTCACCGTATTCATTTACACCCCATGGAAAAATACCCCACGAGTTTCCATCTACAGTATCAGCTTGTCCACCCATTCCTCCATGATTTGTACAATAATAATATAAAGTTGGAGCAGATGCAGCTACAACAATTTGAGTGTAAGCTCCAGAACTACCTGGAGTTCCATTTGTAGTTACTCCTGTTGTATATTGTGTGCCACCGGCAGCGTCTGCTGCAGTTGCAAATCTTAAGGGATGAGTACCATTTGTAGAATCTGATTGATCAAATTTATATGTTCCTCCCTCTCCTAAAGTTAATGTAGGTGTTTGTACTCCATCAATAAAATATTTATTTCCGGAACCAGTTGATTGAACTGTAACTGTAAATGTTCGGGTTACCGACATAAGGATTTACTCCTTATGCTATACGAAGAATTGCGTTATCTGCGTCCGCTGCTGGAAATTGAATTGTGAAAGTTCCACTTGATACAGTTTTATCTCCACCAAATGCGATTGCACAAACTGCTGGATCACCTGTTGCTGAATCATTAAATATTAAACAACCATTAGCTGTGAAAGATGCTGAAGTCCAAGAGACATCTGCAAAATCACAACAAGCTGTATCAGTTGATAAAGCTGGAGTTACACTTGTAAGTGCTTTTCCTTTGGCAGAATAAGCTGATCCTGATGTGTTAGAAATTTCGTTTGATGAACTATAAGCTGTTGTTGATTTATTTAAAGTTGCTGAACTTGTGTATAAAGCTAAATTAAAAGTGTTTCCAGATGATGCTGTAAAATTGTGTATAGCTTGTAAAACTTCTGTTTTAAAACTATTACATACTGCCGATGTTATTGCCATAATTTTTTCTCCTCATTTATGGAGACGGTGACTTAATTGGTATCCTAACTGTTCCGTCAGTATAATCATCTCGTCTTCGTCTTCCAAGTTGCATACCTGCAAACTGTTGTATAGCATTTTTATATCTATTTTCATAGTATGTCAACATATCCATTGGACCTTTTAAATATCCAAAAGCCTCTACAAGGCAAGCGTATAACAGACCTTGTGGAAAGTATGTGCTTAAATAAGTATTGTTATTATAACCAGTTCCAGACCCAAGACCATTTGGATACTTGTTATAATAAATTCTAAATTTGTAATTTGCATCAGGAGTTGGAGCTAAATACATTCCACCTGATGAAGTATCGGTAGTATTATCAGCACCGCCAAACATAGCATAGTATTTAGGAAAACCTGTTACAGAATTAGTGGTATCTGTAGGAGATTGTATTTTTCCTTCTGGTCCAAATTTTCTATCTACAAATTCAGATAGATATGTTTGATCTTTTTTTTCTAACCATTTTCCATTTCCCTCAGTATTAGCTGTTGACTCAAATACTTCTATACCCCTTATAAATAATGTTCCTGCTGGTGCATTGATTGTATTATCGTTTGCAGCTAAAGTCCCTTCTTGAACGTATCTAGAAGAGTCCATAGGAAGTTCTTGGTAAATTCTTCTTTCAGCAGCCATAATAATTCCATCAACAACAGTTGTAGTTAAGACATCAGAACTTACTTCTGTATAGTCTCTTATTGCTGTAGTTAGTGTGCTATAATCGTATTTATTGACTCCTGACATAATTAACCTCTATCATTAATCGGTCCAACTGTACACTGTAAACCGCCTCCTGTTTCTGTGCTACTAGCATTACTAACTAGTTCAAATGTAAAACCTGTTTGTGTGGTTGTAGTTGCTGGATTACCTGTGCTATCATTATATCCTGCTGGTGAAGATGTTTCATTAAGAGTCGCTATTTTGTATGCACCAAATACTTTTGCTCCTGTCGCATGACTGCCTGCCGTTGTGTTAACAGGACTAACTCCTCTGTAAGGAGCACTTGTTCCTCTAGTACACCCTGTTAAATCATTTGAAGATCTTCCAGTATATTCAATAACTTCGTTTTCAAATAAACCTGAAACTTCATTTACTTTTTCAATAACTATAAAACCTGATGTTGGAAACGCTGACCCATCAGCTAAAGTAATTGTAGTAGCTGAATCTGTAACTGCACCATTTAAAGTTGTAGATAATTGTAAAGTAGTTATGGCAACACCACCTACCGGAGACTTAACATCTCTTAGTCTAACAAAATCATTTACTTGCATAGCACCATTTTCAAAAGCTATAGAAACAGTTGCATCAGCAGCTGTAGTTGTAATTGGATTATTTATTAAAAAATCTTCTGTTGGAAATTCTGTTCTTGCAGTTCTTGCTCGTTGTAAAGCTTGTGGATCCGCACTTGTAGGTTTGGGATCTAACTGTGGTTGTTTAGGCTCGTACTCTGAAACATGGACCAAGGCACCATTCCATTCTCTAACCATTTCGTTGTATGGAAAAGCCATTCCTGATCTATCAGAAATTGCTAAAGCATATTTACCTTGTGAAAAAGTAGTCATTAACCAATACCTGGATAATAAATTTTTGGTGAAATGTATGTAGAGTTAGAAGAACCATCTTCATCTTCTGCTCTTAACAATTCATCTTCATATAATAATTTTAATTCTTGTACTCTTTGTGGTGCATATTTTACAGCTAAGTAATATGCTAATCCTGAAATCATACATGGAACAAATCTATATGGTACGTCAGTTGCATTTGTATACGCACCTACATCATCAATTCTTTTTGTATAATAAAAATTAATATAGTTGCCATCTTGAGCTGCACCAGGAGTTAAATACAAAGTCATCGTAACTTTATCTATAAATCTTTGAACCCAATATTGTGTAGGTAAACCTTTTGAAGTTTTGTTAGAAAATCCTTGATATTGTGATCTACTAATTTTTGTCATAGGTGTGTCTACATTTGTAGATTTAACTCTATAATCTGCTTCTTGAATATCTGTCATTCCAATTGGAAATTGTAATACTGCATCAGAAGTACTGTGAGTAGCTGCTGTACTACCATTAATTCCTCTAGTGCATCCTGTTAAATTTAAACTTGAAATTCCAGTATATGAAATTTGTTCAGTTCCAATAGTAATTACTCCACTAGTTGCAAACCCTGTAACTGAAGCTACTCCTATAGTAACGGCAGTAGCATTTATACCTGCAGAAAGTGTTGTGTTAATTCCATCCGATGTACCATCAGCCGGAGATCTAAAAAAAGTGTAAACAGCTTGTCCGTCTACTAATGTAACATTTTGATTTTTTACTTCCCAAAATTGTAAACCTCTATTTCCCCATTCAGAAAATAAAATATTTAAAGATCTTTTAGCAGTTTTTAATTGATAACCAGAAGTTCCTTGAATACCAATACGTTCATACGCATCTTCAATAATTTCATCAATGCTTAGGTTCTTATCAAAAACATAAGAGCCTGAAGTAGTGTTGGCCATTTAAGCTCCTTACCCGTCGTAGAATACTGTTAAACCTGTAATGTCGCCTTGGTCAGCAGTTAAATACGCTCCATTAGGAAATAATACTCCATCATCTGGAATATATGGATCTAGATCTCCTGCACTTGCAGATAAAGTTAGTAATGCTGTTCCAGTTGCAGAACCATCTCTAAAAGCTAAATTTCCTGCACCAGCTAAAACACCGTGCATTCCTCTTATTCTAGTTCTTCCACCAAAAATAATTGATAATAAATCACCAGCACCACCTAGAACACCTGCAGAAGTATTAGTTCCAACAGCTCCGCTAGCAGCAATTTGTGTAACAGTATTATAAAATTTTGTAGAAAATACTGTAGTTGCATTTGGACCAACTAGGTCTTCGCTTTGTGTAGCTCCTTTAGAATCAGTTCCAGTAATTGTAAAAGTAACTGCACGCATATCTGCTCCGCAAGTTAAACTTACTTTTTGAGAAGATCCTGTTCCGCCAAAAGTTGCGGCAGCACCAGTAAGAGTCATATTACCTGCTCCACCTAAAGTTTGAAGAGCAGCTATTGT